CGAGGCGGTGACCACGTCGATGCGATCCAAGTCCAAGGCGTCGGCCTCGCCTTCGCGCCCCGGCTGCAATATGCGGATGAAGGTGTCCCTCACGCGCATGAGCTCCTTGAGCGGGCCCAGCAGGATCGTCGCCACGAGAGGACGGTAGATGTTGCGTACCTGCTCCTCGGAGTTGGCGGTCAGCTGGATGAGCGGCGACGGATGCCGACGGCCTTTCGGCTCGCCAGGATTGTACGGCCACTCCCAGCCGCACGGACAACCGTTGTCAGCGCAACGGTACACGTCGCCTTCTCGCGCCCAGCCATCGAAGATGGTGGGCCCGCAGCCCTCGGCGGCGGTGAAGAACGCCGTGCATGGCCCCTTGCCCCATTTCTGCGGTCCGACGGTCAGCGTCATGCGGTATTCGAATGCCTGGTTGAGCACCATCGGGTTGTCGACGGTGACTTCCTCGGGCGGCACATATGGGGCGTCCTCGCGGATGCGCCAACGGTTCGCCGCCAGCCAGTACTGCCAGTCGGACAGCACCACCGGACGGCCTCGCAACGGGCCGTCAGGCTGCCGGCAGTGACGTTCGATCCACGCGCACACCAGATGCCCCAACGTGGGGAAGTCGATGAGCCATGAATCCTCGTCAGCCATTGCCGCTCATCCGACGCTGGTACACATGCCTCGTCTCGTCCATGGGAGAGCGTTCGGCGGCTGATTCCCGGTTCAGCTCCTTGGCCCTGCGGCGCGTGAACTCCGAATCGACTGGCTTCCGCTCGGCCTCCGCCTCGATTTTCCAGCCTAACGCCTGCAATCCGGCGGCGCTCATGCCGACGCGGTCGGAGATGCGCAGCAGCACGGTCAACGCCGTGGGTGCCGGCGCGATCTCGCATGCGGTGGAAAGCCGCGCGTACAACGCCAGTTCCCGGATCATCCACTTGAACTGGGGCAGATGCCAGGCGCGTGCCTGAGGCAGCTTCCACAGCCACTTCCACTTCTCCGCCTCAAGCCTGCGGACGCGCTCGTCATCGGCGGGCTCCAAGGGCCATTCCGGCGGCTTCATCCGGCACTCGGTGTTCGGCAGGCTCTGCAATGTGTATCCGAGTCTGCGGCTCTTCTCGCTGTTCGGGTCCTTGGCCGGCCCGGAGCGTACTCGTTTGCCTCCACTTGGCATGATGTTCACCTCTCGTCATGGCCTTGCGCCCTAGCGACAGATCGACGGGACCGCCCTCGCGGCGGCCCGCCAGTGATGTTTGAACCCTGCGCACCCGTCAGACAGCTCACCGGCGGTTCAGGCAGGGGTGGTCGATACCCCACCCCCCCCTGGGTGTTGCCGGTCGTTTTTTTTACTGTTTGGTATTGAAGCCTGCTGGTCTTGTTCTGCCGGTTTTCACGTCGTGGCATTGTTTGCACAATCCTCGTCCGAACTTCGGGTCGTTCGGATTGAGTCGCATGTCTATGAGTTCGATTCGCTCGTATGGATAATGATCCGCGATTGTGCTTGGTTTTCCGCAGAGCCCCTTGTGTTTGCCGCAGCCTCCGTGCTCGGGGTCGCCGGGGCATGTGCAGTATGGGTCTCGTGCGAGCACCTGCCTGCGAAACGATTGATGTCCCTTGGTGTTGTATGGGTTGCGTCCACGGGTACGGGTGCGGTCCCGTTGGGCTCGGGTGCAGGCGTCGCATTTGCGTGCCGGTGTCTCGATGAGGTTCGGACATCCGGGTGTCGAGCAGACTCGCCAGCTCATGTGTGCCTCGCAGTCATTGTGTCCGTTGGCGTGTCTTGGTGTCCTCGGCTTGCATATCTATAGTTATTGTGTTACTATAGATATGTCAGCCAAGGAAAGGAGGTGAACATGGAACAGATCGCGGAGCTGCTCAAGGCCATCGGGGAGTTCCTCTCCGGATTGGGTGCGGCACTCGCACCCATCGCCGCCGTGGCCGTCGCATTGATTGCGAAGAGCAAGCCGCGAAAGCCGCTGAACAGACGGCGCAAGCGGTAACAAGAGCCGTGGATTCCGGATAATCGTACTATCCAGAGCCACGGCTCCACTCCCAACTATTCCATGGAACATCATGAACGGCAAGATAGGAATCATCGCACTCATGTTCGGAGTCGTCAGCCTCGCGCTGGCCATCGCATCCCAGAGCGTACCGGCAGGTGTGTTCGGAATGTGCTCGGGCGTGCTGGGTTATCTGGCAGGAAGGGCAAGCAATGGCGACTGAATATCTCGGCGTCAAGCAGGTCGCAGAACGCCTTGGCATCACCAGTGGCGGCTTGCTCAACCTCAAGCTCCCTGAGCCCGACGCCACGATAGGGCGCACGCGCGGCTGGTTGCCTGAGACCATCGATGAATGGAACGCTCAACGTCCGGGACGTGGTGTCGGAGGGGGGAGACCACGCAAAAACAAAGCATAGATACGCGAAAACCCAGCCACATGAGCTGGGTTTTTCGACACTAATCCACTGACATTATGCGGTCACAGTTAGCTCTTTGTCAAGTCCGCCACTGATGACGAGCCGGTAGACGCTGCTGTATGAAATGCCTTGGGGCGTGACATCAAGCTTGCCTCGGGATTTCCACACGGTGAGCGTATGCCTTTTGACGGTGATTCCCGCGTCCGTGAACGCCTTGGCTATCTCAGCCGCAGACCCGCGCCTGGAATCATCCCAACACAACGTCTTGAGCCTACGCAGTTTAACCGTCTGCGCTCGCTGTTCCCTCCCGCAGACCGGGCATGTCACCCACTGGTCTGCTGCCCCAGCGGTGAGCATGGTCTCGCATAGTTCGCAGGTTCCTATCTCGCGGCGTTGCTCCGGCGGGTCCAGCGCAGCATCGACTTTGCGGGCGATGCCGTCAACGACGTGCATGTAGAAGCCCGCGTCCGCGAACGTGGCGAGCCTGGGGTGGCCTGCGCATGCGATGAGCGTGGCCTTCAGATCCTCGTTGCGTTTGTCTTTGCGCCAGTCCAAGGCGTCGATGCCGTCGAGGCAACGCCATAGTTCACGGGCCGTGGCGTCGAGCATGTCGATCAGGTCGAGCACGTCGAGCCTGATTGGAGTCGGGGGAGTGGCGGTCTGGATTCGCGTGGGCGAATGCCCGCCCGGATGCAGGGTCGCGTCCAACGAGTCATGCAACGGCGTGACGTCGCGCGCCAGTCGCAGGAGCGTGCCGGCGAAACGCAGTTCGCACGTCTCGCACAGTGAATACCCCCCTTCGGTTATCGTTTTGCAGTTCTGGCAGTTCACGTTGGCCCCTTCCGGCTGGTCGGCTAGAATAATGTTTGCTTCTCATCGCCCTGGCCGACCATGGTTGGGGCTTTCTCGTATTTGAGCCGGCTGTATGGCATGTTCCATATGCGTTTGAATTCGGCTATCTCCTGCTTCGACAGTTTCGGCCCGCCCCATGGCTTGCCTGGCGGGCGTTCCCGTTTCGGCGGTTTGAACGGTTTGACGCTTATCCGGGCGAGATGACACATGTGCATGGCCAGATACTGGCCGTCCGGTCTGATGCCTGCATCTCCGCAGGTGCTACGGAGCAGCGGGTGGCCGACGGAGGGAAGCCACGTGACGCGGGTCAACGGCCGGCCGAGGATTATCGCCACGGTCAGGTCGTCACCCGCCACACACCCGTAATCCCACGACTCCCACACGGTTTCCCGATCCTCGATGACGTACAGGCCGCACCCCTCGCAGACGGTGACAACGAGGGGACTCGTTTTCGGGATGAACGCGCGAAGCCATGCTGGTTTGCGTTCACGGGCGCGTGGCCTGCTCACTCCTCCATTGCCTTTCTTCTTGCCGCGTCGAACGCGATTCTGATGATGTTCTCCAACCACGCGCCGGGGAGCGTGATGAACTTTCGGGTTTCGGCCATGGCGGCGGCAATCTCCTCTTCGGTGATTCCGCGTGACGCTCCGGCCTTGTATCCTCGTCCCCACGCCCACTGCAGGCCACTGTCGATGTACGACGGGTCACGCTGCTTCTGCGCCTCGATTTCACTGCTGATGATGCTCATTCGTTTCCTCCGTTTCGTTGTTGATTGCAGTTTCGATTCGTATGCACAGGTCGAGCGCTTCCCGCCAGCCGGCCTGGTAGCCGAGCACATACGCCTCTGCCGGCGACTCGCTGCCCAATCCCGCTGAGGCCAGTGCGCTGAGCGCCCGTTGAATCACGTCAATCGGTTCGGCCATGGGTCAGTCCTCCCATTTGATGTCCTGGATTTCATGCAGCACCGCTTCGCAGGCGGTGATGAGTACGCTGAGCATACGGCGGCCGTGATGTCCTCTCCGGTCAAGGTTGAACAGGACGGGATGGCCTTGACTCCACTGGTCGATGCCGATGGAGGCGATTGGGATGGTTTCGACCAGATTGGTGTCAGCATCCTCACAGCGGTATTGGATGGTGACGGATTCTTTCATGCTTCCTCGCTTTCAGTCGTGTAACAGTTCGCGTCGAGCCAGTCGGCGATGACGCGGAAGTCCTTGGCCCATTGGATGCGGTTTTCCCGCTCCCGCTCGTCCTTGGGAGCTGGTTTCGGCTCATTGAGGTTGAGTAGTCCGTATTCGGGTTTCTTCAGATAGTGGCAGCGGGCGCGTCCGCGTCCCTTGCCGGCTTGCTTGTAGTTGATGAGCTGGAGTATGTGCAGCATCTCCAACGCCTTGGCCGGGTCGAAGTTCGGAGTGTCGGGATTGTCGTCGAACCGCTGACGCAGCTCGGGCACTGTACCTTCGCCGTTGCCGAGTTCCCATGCGGTCTCTTCGATTTGCTCTCTGAATGTGAGTGACATTTTGGGCTCCTTTGGTTTGGGAAAATCTAGTGTCGTTGAGAGGTGTTTTTGGTCTTTCCGGAGGGGCGAGCCGTAGTTTTTCCCACACCCGGACACACACGTAGTGTGTCCGGGGAGTGTGGGGAAAAACTAGACTCGATGGCTCAGTTTTTCCGGGAAAAACTCGGAAAAACTGGGAAAAACGGGAAAAACTAGATTTCGAGGTGGTTTTCGTCATCCAATTCACTCGCCTCCTCCCTGCTCATACGGTCCACATAGGCGTCGGATTTCGGGTCGTCTATCTGCCGGTACGGTCGGACGGATTTGAATATCGAACGATTGTTGCGTCCAGAGCGGTTCGAGACGAAACCCTCCTGCAGGAGCAGGCTCACGGCTTTGCTCATGACGGCGGTACGCGCTCCGGAACCGTCTTCCTTCAGTGCCTTGAACAGTTCGGACTGGTTCGGTTCTTCGAGTGAGTCCTCCAGCATGCGGCTGATGCGTTCCATCAGTCCGGTGGGTCGGAAGTCGTCGCGTTTCGCCTGTCGGTCTTCGCTGGGCATCATGTTGGGTCGTGCGATGGTGACGCGCATGAGTTTCGGGTCCGTGGAGTTGATTTCGATGCGTGCTGCTTCGCGCAGGTGCGAGCCGTTCGAATCCCAGCTGACGGCGCAATGCTCCTCGATCTCGCTGATGCGGTCCTTGCCTGATTTGATGACGATGGTGCCGCGCACGCCCTTGCCGACTGGTTTGGTCATGTCCACCGAGTAGCTGATGCCGTCGATGAGGGCGAGTTTCTGCATGCTGCCGCCGGCGTAGCGGCCCCGGTTGTCCTTGCTTTTGACGACGTGGTCGATGAGTACGACTGCTGGCCCACAGGCGCTGATGAGTCGTGGCATGGTGTTGTACCAGGCGGCGATGTCGTCACCGCTGTTGCTGTCGAGGCCGGCGTAGGCGAGGCAGCTGGTGACGCCGTCGATGATGGCCAGCGTGGCGGTGTCGGCGTAGTCGAGGGTCTCGCGCCAGCCGTCGAGGCTGGTGGGGCTGCTGGGCTTGGCGCTGGGGCGCACGTAGTGGAAGTGAGCCACTATCTGCTCGCCGGCCACGCCGAGCAGCAGGAGGCGTTTGACCACGTTGCGCGCGCTGTCCTCGTAGTCGATGTAGATGACATCATGGCTGCTCTTGAGTTCCTGTGCGGCGGCTATCTGGGCGATCATGCTTTTGCCGCAGCCGGGTTCGCCGTGCAGGTCGTTGACCGCGCCACGGTAGAAGAGTCCTTGGCCGTCCTCGCGTTGGAACACGGTTGGCGTTGGCGGCAGTTCAATGCCGGAAGCGAGCTGGGTGAGGTCCTCGAACCGCCAACTGGAGGAGGCGTTTTTACTTGCCTCGTGACTTTCCATTGAACCGTTTTGAACCGATGCGACGGGTGTTGAACCGGCTTGAACCGGCATTGTTCCAGTGTTTTGAACTGCTTCCGGGTGACTTTCCTCCATTTGACTCGCAGCCGCGTTTTGGGTGAGTTCGTCGAACTCGCCGGGCGTCATGCGTTCGATTTTCGACTGCTCGCACGGATCCACATGCGATTGCACGCCGTTGACCTTCTCCATCGCGCCACTGAGAATGCTGGCCCATTCGCGCGCCGCCTCACGCTCCTTGCCTTGACGGTCGGGGGCCACCTCGGCGATGAACCGTGGCTTCAATTGGCTGATGGCGTCGAGAGCCCCACGATGGCCTTCCTGCGCGAAGTTCACCAACGCCCAGACGGCCTGCAGCGTGGTGTCATGCCTTGAGCCTTTGGAAGCGGGGTTGGCGAGCGTCTTGTTGAGGAACGTGTTGACGGCCTTGCACATGCGGTCGTCGTATTCCCTCGGATTCGAGGGGGTTAAAGTGTTCGAATTCGAACACTTTAATTCCTTCGGGTTCGACATATTGTCGGGCTTGCGCAGATAGTCCACCCACTTCCATGGCAGTGTCGCCAGATCCGAGATGTGGGGGAGTGTGCTGGCGAATGCGCCGCTTGGCGTGTACCAGCAGTACATTTCGCCGCTCGGGTGGATCGACGGCCAGACCACGGAATACCGGTGGCCGGGCTGCAGGATGTCGACCCCCTCGATGGCGCCGCCCTTCCACGCCAATCCCTCGGGCACCTTGTAGAACAGGTGGCGTGCCGGCGAGTCGATGCCGTGCGCCGTGCTGCTCCACGTGGCCGGAAGCATGCCCAGTTCCTGAGAGAGCTCGCTGATGCCTTTCACGCCGTCCGCCTTGACCTGATGGCCCTGCGCCGCGTCGATGTCCAATACGAGCACGCCTTCGGGGATGACGATGCCCGTGTTCGCGTCCGGGGTCGCCTGAGACCAGACCTGTACTTGTTCGTCGGTGACGGGCTTGCGGCTGCGCCCCGTGAACCCCGCCGGCGGCGGGGTCTTGCGGCCTTCCGGCAGGGGGATGACCTGCATCCATCCAGCAGCACGGTACAGGGGTGCGGCCGTCGCATAGCCGTAGATGTCGGTCATTCCTGAAACTCCTTTGACGTGATGTGAAAATGTGGTTGGTGCCGTGCACGCCTTTGCATGCGTGCCGGCCGCTTGGCTACGGCTACGGCGGTCGGGACTGGTATCAGTCCTTGTCGGAATCCTTGCTCTTGTGCCAGCCCAGGAGCACGAGCCTCACGCTCATGAGCTGCAGGCTTTCCGAATCGACGTCACAAAACCGACCTGATCGGAGGCAAGGGAATCCATGTCCTTCACCAGTTCGATCCACTGGTTCTGCAGGTGTTTCAGCAGCTCGTCCACTAGAACTCACCTGTTTCCGGCATCTGTTCGGAACCCCCGTGGTATTGGGGTTGCGCCTGGTCGGTGACGGCGGTGACCGCTTCGACCGGCACGCCCAACAAGGCGGCGATCTCCTGCGGGCTTTTGCCCACGGCCTTCAACTGGTTGACCTTCATCGGATCAGCCTGCTGCTGTGGCTGGCCGAGCTGTACCGGCTGGGCGGGCTGCTGCGGCTGCTGCTGCGTCGGCGGGTTCCATGGGTCGACCGGAGGCTGCTGATACCCCTGATTCGGGGTCTGCGTGGGCTGCTGGGGAGCGTACTGCTGCTGCGGGTAGTCTTGCTGGGACTGCTGCACGGGAGGCTGCTGGGAGCCCTGCTGGACAGGCTGTCGGGGTTGGCTTCCGTTGACGAGACTGTTGACGCTGGACGCGGGTTCGATGTGGAATTCGAACACCTTCGGCGGTTGGGGCGCGTCGCCCCGCTGGCCGAGACCCACGAACCGTTCCGTGATGGTGTCGCCCGGCTTCGGGATCTTCACGCCCGCCTGACGGCAGGCATCGCGAAACGCCTTGAGTTGGATGCCCCAGCCTTTAATCCATAGCGAGCGGCGGCCGTCATCGTCGTCTACGCTCGGGTCGCGCAACTGGGTCTGGATGATGACGTGGATCTGCTCCTTCGGACGCCCGTCGTTCCAAAAGGCGGGCTGCTTGGTCTGGAAGTCGTTGACCTGTGTGGTCTCGATTTTCTCGATGACGCCGGTCACCGTGTCCCCCGGCTGGCTGTTCGCGCCGAAGTAGGCTTTGGCGCTGTTGCCGGCGAGCAGGTCGCCGAGCGAGCTCAACTGGGCGGGCTGACGCTGCTGCGGCTGATAGCCGTACCCCTGCTGGGGGTAGCCATACTGTTGCTGTGGTTGCTGACCGAACATGATTGTTTTCCTTTCGTTATTCGGTGAACTGGTATTCGGATTCGATTAGGGGGATGAGTTGGAGCCATTTGTCGGGCACGTCCGGCCACGGCTTCTCGTCGAACTCGGGAAGCGCGCTCATATCCGGCCAGACCCGGCCCTTGCAGGAGAAGCACTTGTCGGGTCCGGCCGCCGGCAACTGTTTGATCCAGCTGTCGCGCACGTCGGGGCCTTCCGCCTGCTCCACGCAGTCCATGAGGTTGACGAGCAGTTGGGCGCGGCTCAACGCCCATTTGCCGGGCTCCGGGTCGAACCTTGTCTCCCAAGGCAAAGCGTCGCCCAAACTGGTCTTGTTGCTGGGCAGGAAGTAAATGCAGTTGCGTTCCACCCGTTCGCCCTCGTTCTGCAGGCCCATGCCGTAGAGCGACGCCTGTATCCGGTATTGTTGCGATGGGCCGTGGCCCTTGACCTTGGTGACGGTTGTGTTGCCGACGTTCTTCCAATCGATGGTGCTATGGGTTTTGCGATCCCAGAGGTCGATCGAACCGGTGACGTCGTAGCCGCCGTGCAGGCCCTGCAATCGGCCTACGGTGACGCGATATTCGCTGCGCCAGCGCTCCACGAGTTCGGTCACGTTGTCCTCGCTCGTGTAGAGGAACTGGTGCGCAGGATCCCTGTTCAGCTCGCGGAACATCTGCTCGAAGTGCTCGTGCACGCACGTGCCGATGAACGGCCGCCAACCCGGCGAACGACGCTCCGGCCAACCCGCCAGTTTCGCCGCGAGGCAATGCACGCAATCCGTTCCCAGTTCGGACGGGCCTATCTCACGCTGCAGTTCGCGCGGAGCGTTGGCGATATCCGCTTCGATGAGCTGGCGAATCTCCGGCCACAGTTGCGGCTCCTCCACGGTGCCGATTTTGGTTTTCGGAGTGACTGGCGGCTTGCCCATATCGGGTGCCGACTGCGTCATGGGCGGTATGTCCACGGGGATCGCATCACCCTGTTGGGCTTGTGCGACGGCGAGAATGGCCTCATTCATGCTCACGGTTCTTCACCTCCTTCAAAAACTCGTTGATCTGTTTCTTGATGTCCGTGAGTGCGGTCCGGCTGAGCCGTGTGATGGCCACCGCCTCGTCCGAATTGTCGAAGCGCAGCGTGTAGGTGCGGTCGCCGTCCTTCGCGATGGTTACCGGCATGCTGCCGAAGGCCATCGAATGCACGGGGAAGCCGGTCTTGCCTTGCGTCTCCAGTTCGCGTATGGCCTTGTGGATACGTCTGGCGACGGTGAGGCCCAGCTCGTCGAGCCGTTCGGAGCGGATGACGTACAGGTCGTCGGTCAGCTCGTTGCCGTTCTCGTCACACAGGTCGTAGTCGGCGATAACGCTTTCCACGATCTGGGCGATGCCCAGGCTGGACAGTTCCGCGCTCATGAGACCACCACCATAGGCTTGCCGCTCATCGCGTAATCGGCCACCGCGTCCGCCGACAGCAGCTTCTCCAACTGGCTGAGCGGCCGCGGCCGCAACTGGTAGGCTCCGGGATACTTGGTGGCCGGGTAGGCTTTTTCGAACGTGCCGGCGTTGATGCGGCGCGCGCCCGGCTTGACCTGCACTTTCAGGTTGCCGGCCTGGTAGGTGCCGGCCGGATGCGAGTCGAGGATACGGGCCTTCAGCTCGTCGACCTCCTCCTGACGGGACGCGATCTCGGCCTGCAGTTCGACGATGCGCGCCGCCTGCGCGGCGAACAATCCTTGGCGCAATTCCCCGTCCGGGTTCACGGCCTCTGTGGTTTCAATGGTTGACGTGTCATTCGCAGTCATTTGGTGTGCCTTTCACGATGATTTGGGCGTGGGTGGGATACCACGCCGTCTGATGTTTGGTCTGGTTCGTGTGCCGGTTGCAGCAGGTGACCGCCTCGTCCAGTCCGGTGGGCTTGCCGAGTGGCCCGCATGTCCTGCAACGCGGCATCCAGAGACGCCGGTCAGGCATCATGCCTGTCCTTGGAGGTGAGGCGCAGTCCGGCGATGATGTCCGCCGAAGCGTCCGGGTTGCGCAGCAGCTTCGATATGGCCGCGCCTTCCTTGACGGTCAGTTGGGCGATGGCGATGGCCGACGTGACGGCCGTATGCTGCTCGTCGGTGAGCATGATCTTGTCGGACAGCAACAGTTTGGTGGCTTTGTCGATGAACGTGCTGGCCGCGTTCGTGATGCCGTTCGCCGTCGGCACCAGGGCCGCCAGTTCGAAACTCAGATCCTCGTCCGACACCAGCGCCTGCTGCACCATACGCGGCTCGTTGATAGGCTTGCTCATGATTGTTCTCCTTGCTTGTTCGGCTCCCATCCCGGGAGCGGCTTGATTCGGATATAGAGATGTGGTTCGTATTCGTGCCCGCAGTACGTGTACGGGTCGCCGGACTTGCGTTTCCGGTATTTGCCTTTGGCTCCGTACACCCATAGGTCGGGCATGCGCTTGGTGGCATGGGATTCGACGACCTGCGCGTCGTCCACGTAGGCGACGCCGTTCAGTGAATCGAGCACCAATTTCAGGAGGTTGTCGAGGTCGGGACGGCCGCGATGGCTCATCCAGAATTCGGCCTCCAGCCTGACCGGGCACTGGTATGGTTTCGCCTGCGGGTATTTCAACCGGAATTCCGCGAACAGGCGTTCCTCCGCCCTGACGGTGCGCTTCGGGGTTATCGCGTGCCCGTTGTAGACGCGGGGCCTGCCCTTCGGCACCGGGTCGCCCGGCAAGCAGAGCGTGAACTCACTTTGTTCCATCAGCGCCCCACTTCAACAGGATTCCCACGAACATGAGCGGCAGGATGACCGCCAATGCGAGCGAGCCGGTTATCATCCACTGCGGCGTACCGACCGGGCTGGGGATGCGACTGTGCGTGCCGGCGAAACCGACCAGCCAACCCTCGCAGAACGTGAGAGCCAGTAATACGGCCGATTTCTGCCCGTCCGTTAACCTCGGCCGGGGTCGGCGCATGCGCCGCTTTTTGCGTAATGCTTCGATGCTCATTCCGCAACCTCCTTGCGCTTGCGTTGGATGGCACGCAGCAGGGTCAGCGACTGGCTGAGGATCATCGACGCCTCGAACGCCAACGGGTTCTCACCCAGCTCGAACAGCGCGTGTTCGAGAGAGCCGGCCGCGTCATGCACGTCACTGGCCACATCGACGGCGTGCTGCCACTGATCGACCGGATGGAACAATCTTTCCTCCACGGTGTCCTTGTCTGGATCGCACACCGGACAATCGCACTTGCCGGTTTCCGGCTGGCGCGTCTCCTCGTCCAACTCCTTCTCCAACTCAGCCTCTCCTCCCTCAAGCAGCTGCTCCATGAGCTCCTTGAATGACATTCCCTTCGGGATCTCGACGCCGATGGCGTGGATTCCGGTAATCTTGTGTCCTGACATCACTTGTTTTCCTTTCAATGTGATTGGTGATGTTGGTGCCGGCGTGAACCTTGGACAGTGCGACGCCGGCACCTTTTCCTTTTCTCCCGGTTTTGAATCCGGGAAACCCTTATTCGCCGTAGACCAGCTCCTTGCGGCTTATCGCGCACCGCCGGTCCCGGTAGTCGATGACCTCCTGTGGATTCCAAACGAGCCTGCGGCCTACGCGTTTCGGCGCGGGCGGATACCGGCCTCCCCACTTGTCGTGGCACGACCACACGTAGAGACTGCCCTTCGAGACACCGAGGAAGCTCGCCACCTTGGCGATCGGCCAGCCGTCAAGAGACGATTCGATTTGACTACCGGCCATCACGCACCCGCTTCCAAGTCAAGGGGAGTGCAGCCCAGATACTTCTGGATGAGGTACTGCTGGCCCTTGGGCGTGACCTTCGTCGTGAAGTTCAACGACACATGACCATCCGAATGGGCGATCGATGTTTCCTTGACCTCGAACAACCCCAGTTCCATGCTCTTCTGCGTCGGCATGTTCGGATTCCCGTTGCGCTTCATCAGAAAACCGTCCTCACGCAATTGCTTGAACAACCGGTTCTGGCCGGTCTTCACGCCGTTCTGTTTGAGGATCTTCGCCAATTCGCCGATCAGAATGCTCCTCTTGCTCGTGGCCACCGCGTCCGCGAACAACACCTTCGGCTTCTGCTCGTCCAACTGCTTCCGTTGTTCTTCGATGGTCTTCTGCGCGATGAGCACCGCGCGAGCCATCGTCTCCTCCGGGGTCTCGCCCTGTGGAATGTAACCGCCGGTACGACGGATCTGGGGCACTACCTCGTCGAACAGCCAATGCTCGAACTCGACCGCGCTGGTGAGCTTGCTGCTGGCGATGAGGCGGTACACGTCGCCTTCGGTGATGAATACCATCTGCTGGATTCCACCGGCCGTCTCAAGGGGTCTGCGAATCACCGACCCCTTGCAATGCTGCTTAACGGCATCGGCCGGGCGCTTGTATCCGAGTGCGGTGGCGACGTGCTTCGCGCAGAACAGCACCGTCCCGTTCCCGGCGGTCACCGTGGCGACCGGGTTGCCCCGAAACTCGAAGGGCTGTACATTGGATTCAGTCATTTTGGACCTTCTTTCAATCTGACATTCGCCGCCGCTCCAATCGGCGGCATTTTTTTGTGGCTAGAATCTGAGCCATGTGGAAATGGCTGGCGGACAACTGGATGGGATTGACGGCGTTGCTGCTGTCCTTCGACGCGGAACGACGCCTGTACCTCTCGACCGATTGGGGAGTGGATAAGACGGATGGGGACGGGTGGATACTGCGCAACAACGGGTGGCTCACCGAACGAGACATTCGGGTGACGCCGACTGGCGGCGCTATCGTCGAATACCGTGGAGCCTCCAAGCTCAAGCGCCATGAGTCCGGCACCGTCATCGTCGCGATGGTCGAGACCTCGAAATCGAGAGACATCCGCGTATCCTCGCGAAGAATCCTGTTCCGGCATTCCCGGATCCTGTCCCTATAGACCCCGGCCCGACATCCACGGGCTCGAGCCCACGGAGACAGAAATCGATGTCTTCCTTGTCGCAGACGACGAGTCCCGTGTATTCGACCCAGCATTTGCCGTCATCGAACACGCGAACCGTCATCGGGTGGCCGTCCAACCATCTGACACGATCCATGTCGATGCTGAGAATACGAATCAGCGCACGGGCCCTCTCACGTTCCGCGCCGCCAAGCCGGTAGGTCCCAACCATCACGCCACCGCCTTTTGATCGTCCAGAATGAACTGGTTGTTGAGGAAGTCGCTGGGCTGGTATCCGGTGAGGTTGGCGAAGGCCTCGATGTCCGTGAGGGACAGGTCGACTTTGCCGTTGATGCGGCGCGAGACTACGTCGGCCGATTGGTTTGTTTGTTTGGCATAGTCCGCGACGCTGATTTTTCGTGCGGCCATCACGGCTCTGATTCGAGCCGCCGCTTGTTCGCTGAGCTTTGTCACGGTTGTCCTCCTTTGTGTTCCGTGTTTGAGCGACAGCTACAGTATGCACGTTATAACGTGCAGTATCAAGTGTCGGCGTGTCGTATTTACGTGCATTACTTTTCTTTTACGTTACTGCGACATGCATTCAATTGCGTGTTAGCGTAAATACGCGCTATAGTAGGGCACATGGGACATGGAAAGATTGGTGTCAGCGATTTCGCGCTGACGGTAAGCGCCGCCATCAGAGCGCAAATGGGAATACGCCGCATCTCCAACAGGGAAATCGCGAAACTCATCGACCGAGGCGCGACCTACGTCAACTCCCGAATCAAAGACGAAAACGAATGGGCCCTCGGCGACATCGAAAAACTCTGCGAACTCTGGAACATGACACCATGCGAACTCATCGAATCCGTCAACACCGAGCAGTCTCGTGTGGCTGAAACCCTCAACAAGCTCAAACGCGGCGACCTCGACATCGCCGCCTACGAGGACGAGCACAAATACGACGGGGACGGGGACGAGCCGGCGTGAGCGTTCACGCTTGAAACTCTAAATAGGTTCAAACCGTTGGAAACATTGGCCTCCCATCATTTTGTACACCACTACAAAATGATAGGAACAGAGAGATGAGGACAAATGGATAAAGAAGCCATCAAACGATACGCCAACGACCTCGACGCCATCGCCAACAATGAGGATGACGTGGAATTCTGGTACGCCAGAAGAGTAAGTGGGTGATTCGATGACGCTGCCATTGTCGCCGCGCATGAGCTACGGGCAGATGCGCATGGCCCTGTACACTGTCGCACCCGACCTGCACGTGGCCAGCGCCCGCCTGCCCGGCAAGCTCGACGGCCTATACTGCCTCGCCACGAACACGGTGCTCATCGACCGGCGCATCACCTACACGCGCAAACGCTGCGCCCTCGTCCACGAGCTCGTCCACTGGCAACACGGAGACGACACCAGCAACGGTTGCCGCGGCGGCAAACTCGAGCAGCGCTGCCGACGTGAGACCGCCATGCTGCTTATCAACCCATCCGAATACGCATTGGCCGAGCGCATATACGGCGGTAACCCATATCAGATGGCCGCCGAACTCAACGTGACCGTACAAGTCATAGAAGATTACAAGAACTGGCTGCACGACAGTGTGGCCGCCTAGAAGAAAGAAGAGAACCGTGACCGAGCCAACCCCCATGCAGGCACAGCAGCCGCCGGCAACGCAGGATAGCCAGCCCGCAGCAGCACCATCCGCGCCAACGCCGGCACCGAAGAAGAAGCTCCCAACGGCGGCCGTCATCGCCATCGCCGCAGCCATAGGACTGGTCGTGGGACTAGCCGGCGGACTCGGAGGCATGTACCTGTACGCCACGCCCATCATCAACCAGCAGAAGTCGGACATCCAAGACCTCAATACATCATTGGACTCCGTCAAAGCGCAGCTAGCCGACGCGAACGAAAAACTCAACCCCCAGGAAGATCCCAACGACACGGGATCCAACACCGACGCTTCGGGCACGGGGGAGACCGCCGTCAGCGGCGGCGTCGAAATGAAGGTCCTCGAAGCCGGCGAACAGCCCACCATCAGCTTCGACACATGCGGCGACGGATGCAGCAACGGCCAATACGGGCCAAAGACACCGGACGCGAATACCAAGTACTGGGTGGCCAAGGTGGAGGTCACGAACAACACCAGCAGTCCGATGGACATCACCTGCAGCTACCCCTATGAGATAGTCGCGTTGAACTCGAAGAACCAGAAATACACGCCCATCAAGAATCTGTATCAGGTCGAAGGCAACCCCGAGTGCAACGCCCAGCTCCAGCCGGGATTGACCAGCACGGTCACCTATCCGTTCCAGGTTCCATTGGACGCGAAGATGGTTGCCATAGCATTCCGCGACGTCGGAGACGTGTATTCCGGCACCGGCGGGGAGGACAACTACTCCTATATAGTCACCGACCCGAATTACGTGGTCAATCGATAGAAAAAGAATTGCCCTGTCGATCTGGAACATCGGCAGGGCGTGTGAAACATCGACCAGCTTGCTTAATTGGAAAGGAGGATGCTTCGCCTCCCCATCATAGCCGATAGGCCTGGCGGAGCTATACCCGAAATGTCAGAAGAACGCGAGTGTGCTGCCGAAGTAGTTTCCGCGCTCCTGCGGGGTAAACTCCAGGGACAGCAGATGGTATTCCGGGTCGTCGGGATCCGGCCCCTCGTCCATGAATCCGAATCGTGTGAACAGGTCCATGCTGGGCTTGTTGCGCGGATCCACCTGGGTGAGCACGAGTGGCGTGCGGTTGAAACGCCAGGCATCGTCACGCAGGCGCACGATAACCGAGGAGAGCAGAGTGTCTCCGAGATGTGTGCCACGCACCTTCAAAGCGGTGGCGATATACGAGATCTGGTAGACGCCCTCATGCTCATCGGTCGTTTCCACGGCTACGCCGTATTCGCAGAAGCCGACCACGTCATCATGCAGGGGAATATCTCCGGATACGACAAGAAGCGTGCGCATGATCCCCTTCGGGGTCTTGCGCACGCTGAGGTCACGTATGTAGCGTTGCGGGTCCATCGCCCATTCGGGGCCTCCAGGTTCACAGCACAGGAACTGCCTGAGGGCCGTCTGATGGTCTCTGGAGCATTCGCGCTCAATGACGAGCTTCAGACCCATCGATGGTTTCCTTCCGGGCCTTTGCCCTGCGTTCCATGTAATGGCGGGCGCTGCGGGTCAGCTTCATCCATTTCTCGTCCACGGCGTTGCGTGGCTTGCCGTCCTCGGGCGGCACGTATGCCGGAATCGGCTTCACGCCGGTATCGGTCATGGTCATGGCCGTCTCCTTTCCGATTTTGGCGTAAAGAGAATATTTTATTAATTTCCCTGTTATCCGTCAAATCTCATTAAAACACATTAATACCAGTTAAAACACGTTAAAACCGAAAACAAGTATGAGCGAGTGAAAAAATCATGGCGAACATCACCAGATACAGGACGGCCAAAGGCGAAAACAGGTATCGAGTCCGCTATCGGAAACCCGACGGCACGCAAACCGACAAGAGGGGCTTCCGCCGCAAGATTGACGCGGAGACGTGGGCTGCGGAACACGTCACCATAGCCAAGGCCACCGGCAGCTACATCGACCCGGAAGGCGGCAAACAACGCATAGGCACGCTGCATGACCAGTGGATTGCCGAAAAGAAGCCGTTTTGGAAGGCGACTTCGGGTTCCAACATGGACAGCGCATGGAAATGCCACTGCGAGGCCAAATGGGCAGAACGGCAGATAGGCAGCATCACACACGCCGAAGTCCAGGCATGGGTCGGAAGCATAATCGATAAGTCCGGCGCACCATCCGTCAGCCGCCCATACCAGATCATGCAGGGCATATGCAGCATGGCTGTGCGGGACAAGCTCATCTCCTCCAACCCGTGCGACGGCATCGAACTGCCGAGACTCCCCAAACGCAAGGATCGCCGCATCTACCTGACCATTACCAGACTGCTGGCACTCGCCAACGAAGCGTCGAACTGCCGGAAGCTGGGAGAGGAGCGCCGGGCGCTCATACTGCTATTGGGCTTCTGCGGGCTGAGATGGGGCGAAGCGGCCGGATTACAAAGACGCGATCTCGACTTCGACGCCGGCATACTGCACGTGCGCCGCAACCTCGTATACGTCAACGCCAAATGGGCCGAGGGCACCCCGAAGAACCACGAACGCCGTGACGTGCCCATGCCCCGCATAGTCATGGACGCGCTCAAACCGATATGCGAGCAACGCGAACACGAGGAGCGCGTGTTCCGTGACGTGCGTGGAGGCCCTATCCGCAAGCAGAGCCTCGCCCGCGAGACGGGATGGTGGACGCACACGCTCACCCGTCTGGGCTGGAAGCGGGACGATTGGCCGGTGCCTCACGACCTGCGTCACACCGCCGCCTCGTTGGCCGTGCATGCGGGCGCGAACGTCAAGGCCCTGCAGAGGATGCTGGGCCACAAGAACGCGAGCATGACGTTGGACGTGTACGCGGATCTGTTCGACAGCGACCTGATGGACGTGGCCCGTCTGCTCGATGCCGCCGTGCAGGTGGAGACGGGCGTGGAAGAATGTGGGCAAAATGTGGGCAAAAACGTTTTGAAGCCCGAAAACCTTGAAAACGTTGAAATCACGCCATTCCCGTGA